TTGGCATAGGAGAATGCATCTTCAAGCATCTTCATTACAGGAATAATTCCAGAAGACTGGTTTGCAATCTTCTTGATTGGTGCACCCTGCTCACGCACGTTAGTTAGGTTTAATCCCACACCACCGCCACGCTTTGATAGTTGAAGTGATGAAGTAACTGCACGAGCAATTGACTCCATGTTGTCTTCAACACGTAGCAGGAAGCAAGACACAAACTCTCCACGCTGTGCCTTACCAGCGTTTAGGAAGGTGGGAGTAGCAGGCTGAAATCGACCTGTGATAATTTCATCTACAACATCCTTTGCAAGCTGCTCGTTTCCACGGCCCAGCATAAGACCATTCATTACGACACGGTCCTCAAAACGTTCCAGGTATCGCTCACCATCAAATGTCTTGAGGGCATATGAAGTATAGAACTTGTAAGCACCAACAAAAGTTGGAAACCTAAACTTATAAGAGTAGGCATGCTTGAATAGATCTTTAACAAAGCTAAAGTCATACATATTAAGTATGCTTCTGTCATAGTAATCGTTGTCTACTAGATACTCTAGCTTTTCTTCTAGACTGTGGAAGAATACTGTATTTTGGTTTACGTGGTCTAGGAAGTATGCTCTCGCTGCTGCCTTGTCCTTGTCGAATTGAATCTTGCCATTTTCATCATATAGATTGAGCATAGCGTTTAGCTCATGATAGCTGTAGTTATCCATACAGTATTTCTAACCTCTCTTTTACTTTTTGTACATCGTGTTCTGTGCCAAATATTTCTACCCTGGCAACAATGGGCACTCCAGTTTTAGCAGAGATCATGTGTGCTGCTTTGCAAAAATGCTCTCCAAAATTTGTGTTACCAAATCCAACAACCCCCTGGAGAAGGTTCCTGTTATTTGGAACATTTAAAAAGGTTCTCACCTGTTTAGGAATAGCAGACCTATCAGAGCCACCGCCATATGTTGGAACGAATAAGACAAATGGTCTGTCCATCTCTATGACACCTGATTGAATTTCAATCCTGGTGGCTGGCATTCCTAATTTTTCTACAAATCTCTTAGTGTTTCCAGAATGATTTGAAAAATAGACAATGTCTATGGACATCTATTTTACCCCCTCTTTTTAATCTGGTGACAATAAAGGGGAAGAGATTTTTAGGCCCCTTCCCCTCTACTATTTTATCTTAATTACTTGATAAAAGCAAGCTTCTCAGCCTTTGGCTTTCCAACATTGTACTTCTTTACAAGCACGTTGTACTGCCACTTTAGCTTACGAACAACCTTCTCTAGGTCTGCCTTAGCAGTGTTTGCTGTGGCTAGATCTGCAGTCAAGGTTGCTACAGCAGCTAGAGCAGCACCAAGCTCAGCCTCAATGTTACGTGGCTGGTTAACTGAAATAGTAGCTACAGCAGAAGAGCTAGCAGCAAATGCAGTTACAGTTACGTTACCAGTTGCTGGCAAGGTTACTACGTGGCTTACAGTGCCAGAAGTAGTGGTGGTAGCTGTTGCAGTAGTGATAACACCATTAGTGTTGATTACTAGGTTAACAGTACCGCCAGACTTTGCGTTGTTGTACTTGTCAAATGCAGATACAACTACAGACTGGGTTGAGCCAGCTAGACCAGTTGCTGGTGCAGCTAGTGCAACCTTAGCAAGGTCACCTGCGGTTCCCTTTACATAGTAGGTTGTCTGAGTGTTACCAACAGTAACAACTACAGAGCCTACAGCTGTGGTCTTCGTGAATACGAATAGCTCTACGCTTCCGCTAGTGCTTGCATTTACGGTCAGGGTTGCTGAACCAGAAGCTGCAGTTGCACCAGTTAGAGTTGAAAGTAGCAGTGCGTTATTAGCAGTTGCAGAAACAGTAGTGCCAGAGGCTACTCCTGAAACAGAAATGCTTAGTGCACTTGATGATACTACATTGTCGGCTGGAACTGGCAACGCAATTGCGTTAGCAGTGGTTGTGCCACCAGTTGCAGAAGATGCTGCAATGGTTAGTGTTTGGGTGTTTGCAGATGCTGCAACACCAGTTAGGCCTAGGGTCAATGCTGCGACCAGGCCAATAGCAAGCTTATTAAGCTTCATTGGTTTTCTCCTTAGTTTACGTCTAGATTAGATCGAATCTAGCCAAGTATTCTTTAACATCATTTGGCATAGGCTTATATTTTACCATACCAAAGTCTTGATTGTCAACTTGATCTTTTGGCCTATCCTTAAACGTATGAATCTCAACCTCAAGGTTAAGATCCTTAGGCGTGTGAGAGATAGCACCAAAGATTGCCCCACAAACAGCGTCTGCCAAGTCCTTAGACTTTTTACGTGGGTGGTCAACTTTATTATTATTCATAATTTTCAACTCTGAAAGCTCTTCGAATAATAGATCAATCATGGGCATAGCCAATCGCTCTTCATAGATTAGCATAGCCATATCTTCATAGTGCTTCTTTGCAACTGAAACTGTTTCTGTTCTCATGCCTACCGCTTTAAGTTCATTCTGAATGTCAAATGATTGCCAGCGGTCAAATGATACCATTCCGATATCAAAACCAAGCCTGCGAAGGTTCTGAATCCATTGCTTAACTTCAGAGAGGTTTACAGGACCTTCTGACTTTGGCTCCCACCAGGCCACAGCATCTACGACAACTACTGGAGCAATCTGCTGATAGTCTTTAATAACCTGAATATTTACCCACTTGTCTACGTGAGCAATTGCAACAGCACACTTGTCATGCTTTTGTGCAAGGTCAGCGTGAACATAATACTTTTTATTTGGGTCAGGCTTAAAGCTTTCATCAAATCTTCTAATGACATCTAGAGGATTCCTAATTGTCATAGCTGCCTTGACCTTTTCAGTCTGCTTAAAGAATCTGTCAGAAGAGAATGTTGGGACACAAGCAAAACGCTGCATGGCATCACCCATGTCAGTAAAGAATGCAAGCTTGAAGTCATCAATCTTACGGGTAGGGTTTACTACCCATGTTGGACGCTTGACTGCAAACATACCTGGATACTTATAACTAATGATTGTATCCTCATCCCATTCAATATCTAGATAGTTTCCCTCTTGGTCTGAAGGCAGTTCAGGATTCATAACAAACCTGTGATTCTTTGTTACAACTTCCTTTTCAGCAATTACTGCTTCATACCTCGTGGAAATAAAGTCTCCTGGAAAGCGTGGAAACGATAGCAGTGCTACCTTGCCTAAGTCTGGGAAACGAGAGTCTACTGAAGCACGGAAGGCTTTATAGATATTGTCTGCTGTTTTACCCTGGTCATTGCCAGTTCCAACCTCAGTAGCAAAACCAGAGATCTCATCAAGTACAGCCAGGATGAGGTTAAGGCCCTCGTGCGACTCTCTTTCCGAGTGTCCAGAATATACTGTGATAGATTTGTCAAATTCAATGGACTCAGCCTTGGAGTAAAACTTTCCAGCGAACCATGGTGACCTTTCAATCTTGTTCTTAAAGCCTTTAAAGAATACGTTTTTCGCCTGCTGTGCGTTAATCGCAACGTTGATGATATCAATGGCATCACCACTAGGCTTACCAAAATACCGTGCAGGGTCCTTAAGACATAATAGCTTGTATACAATGTAAGCACACGCAACCGTAGAAGTAAAGTCTTTTCCAGACCCCTTACCAAGCTGGAGGATAACCTCGTTCTTTGTATATTTGGCATAGTATCTCCGTCCTTCTGTATCGCCTAGAAGCTCAACAAGATCTTCAAGCCTGTATATCTGACTCATAGCCTCTACGATGTCATACTGAACCTGTGACAAAGGTGGCTGAGCAAGGTAATCTTCGCCTTCAACAAATGCACGAACGTCAACTGGACGCTCTGCAAAATTGTCAGACTTTAGTGCTTCTAAGAAATCATCAAACATCTCTATGTACTACCGTAACAACTTCCTGGTCTCTAGATACTGAGGAGAGTCGTTTCATAATCTCATCTCGTACCTGCGGATATTCAGATGCAATGTCCTTTAGTATGCCAACTAGAACATCTTGCTTACGCTCAATCTCTAGCATCTCTTCAGCAAGCTCCTTGTTTTCTAGAAGTCCTGCCTTCTGCAGCATGTCAATACGCTTGGCCTCAATGTCCAAAACAAGTTTGATGGCTGAGGTTTTTGCAGTTAGATTTGCAGTTGTTGTGGCATCGTCAATAACCTCATAGGCTTTTTGAATAAGCTTGTTGTAGTGTGCATCGGCACCAACTAGTGCTTCTTTTGCCCTAGCACGAATAGCTGCATTGTCTGCTGCCATAGCTCGCCACTCATTAAGGTATGCAACAACCTTCTGTCTTGGCATAGCAAGCTCTTTGGAAATCTGTGTTGGCTCCTGGCCAGCCAAGTATTTTTCTACAACCTTATTGACCTGATCAAGATGCTCAACGGTCATGTCCTCAATTGACAATTCTCTTGGCCCTTCTACCTCTATTTGGGATTCGCTTGATTCTGTCTGTCTTAAACGATCTAAATATAGATGTCATACCAGAGATAACCTCAAAGCAATCTACCCACTGTGCTCCAGTATCTGTATTAGTAACAAAAGAATGGAACTTAAACTTACCACCGTGCTCGCCACGGACCTTAAAAAAGTCACCACGATTAATCACAAAGCCATCAAGAACTAGAGTGTCTTCTCTAGAAAACTTTTTTGCAATCTCTGGCTTTTCATACTTTATCTTACGTGCCAAAACTTTCTCCTATATCATAGTGGTATTCTATTGTACCACTAACTAGCCTAGTTGTCTACCGTATTGACTACGCTAAGCCTATATCCACAGCTATTACAGGTTGTATACGTTAGTCCTGTGAATGGACATGATGCAACTCTGTGGTCAGAATGTTTGCAAAAGCTACGCTTGATCAAGTACCCAGCAATTTTTACAAAGTGTTTTATATGTCTCATCGCCTGGACTTTCTTAGTCCAAACTTAGCAAGATAAACATAGATTGTCTCAACACTTGTTCCGCACTCTTTTGCAATTTGCTCAGGCGTTTTCTTGTCTACGTGATATCTTTTCTTAAGCCACATCTCATTAGTATACAGTTTATTAGAAGGTGCCAATCTTAATCTCCTAGCCTATCCCAATTCTTGAGCGAATAGTGCCCAATACCAATTGCATCTGCAATATCGTTGTCATCAATATTAATATCATAATTAATATTAACAAAAGAAATTGTTTTCTGCTTTCTTTGATCTCTTTCGTGAGCCTTGTACCAGGACTCAGACTTGCCTGGATTCTTAGCTCTCATCAAAAGCTTTGCATCTTTCGTTAACTTTCCATTGCCAATAAATGTTTGCCATGCTATAGGGTTGGTGCCCTTAAATATCTTTACCCCAGCTAAAGCAGCTCCTGCTAGTATTGCACCTTGCACCATTGAAAGTTCCGACATAGTCTTTGGGCTATTAATAAATACTGCTCTCTCAATAACCAAAGCCTGGACATGCAGGTATTTGAAAACGTTGTGTACTTCAATAACAGCACTACCAATCTTTTGAAATACATTGGTACCAGAAAAGTGAATCTTATCATAAGCAACTAGCTCTTTGTTTTTAAACACGGCATAAGCAATGTTATTTGTACTTGCATCAATAGAAACAAATGTTTCTGGAAGGTTAACAAACTTATTCAGATTTACCATTGGCAAATCCTTTAATTTCTTTTAATGC